GCGTGGCGCAGGACAGAGGCTACCGGCCGAGCGATGTCGACCGCGACTGCGCCGAGTTTGGCTGGCGAGGAATGCGTGGCTATGGTCGCAAGACTTGGACAATGCGCGACGAGCACAGCGACAAGCTCGTGAACTTCCCATTCTCTGAGCCGCGCGTGAGTGACTACCGCGGAGGCGATGTCTTTTTTTACGAGTGGTCTGGTGACTACTTCAAGGACACGCTAGCGGTGGCGCTTGATGGCAAGGGCGATTTGAAGTGGGAGATTCCATCAGATGCCAACCCGCTCTACCTCGAACATCTCAAGGGCGAGTCCAAGGTGGAAGTGCGTTCCGGCGTCTGGGAATGGCGCGAAGTGCGGAGCAACGCGCCGAACCACGGCCTGGACACCTCGGCCATGCTGCTTTGCATGGCAACCATTGCCGGCGTCATCCGGTACACGCCGCCTGCGGATAAATCGGATTAACGCTAGCGAGTTCCACCGTCAAAAGGTTGGACAGTTGCCGCTTTTACATGGGCAACGATAATCCGTTTGAAGGACTGGACAGCGCGACGTTGGCAACGCTGAAGACCGAGACCATTGCAGCCATCCGCGCGGTGCTGGTGAATTCGTCCTACAGCCTCAACGGCAAGAGCGTGACCCGTGCGGATTTGACCCGCCTCAACATTATGCTCGGTCAGATCCAGTCGGCCATCGACTATCAAGCCGGCACGACGACCGACCAGACTTTCGTTTCTTTTAACGGCAACTAACATGGACTTCGACGCTTCAAAGGTCATCAGCACCGCGCCTTGGTATGACAAGGCCATCTCGGCCATCGCTCCGGCCTGGGGCTTGAAGCGCTTGGAGTCGCGCGTGCAGGCTGCGCTCTTCAACTACAACGCGGCGACGACCAATCGGCTTTACGCGCCGAAGCAGTACGGTCTGCCGAGCGAGTCATCGACGACTGTGCGCGACCGCATTGTGATGATGTGGGAAAGCCGCGACCTCGTGGAGAACTTTCCGGAGGCGCGCGAGATCAGCCGCAAGTTTGGCAACTACCTGACGCCCCATGAGTACAGCCCGACGACAGGTGACCGCGACTACAACGCCATCGTTGCGGATTACTTCCACGAGTGGTGCAAGACGTGCGACGTGACCGGCCGGCATACTTTCAAGAAACTTATCCAGCTGGCGGCAGAGCAGCGCCCGGTTGACGGCGACTGTGGCTTCGTCATTCGACGCGTCGATGGCGAACTGAAGATTCAGCTGGTGCCTGGAACGCGCATCGGCAATCCGAATATGCTCGGCTCAGAGCCGAACAACTATTTCCAAGGAGTGTTCACGAATGAGTTCGGTCGGCCCGTTGCCTATCGCATCTTCCGCGTGACGCGCGAGGGAGTCTATTATGATCCAGAAGACATCGAAGCTCAGTTTTTCTGTCATTACTTTGATCCGTTCCGCGTGGACCAATACCGTGGAATCACTGACTTCCATGCTGCGATCCGCACGGCTCGGATGCTATACGAGATTCTCGAAGCTGAAAAGGTTGGCGTCCGCTTTGCTAGTCAGCAAGCCGCCCTCGTATTTTCCGACCGAGGAACTGCCAACCCACGAAACCTGTTTACGCCTAATCCGGCGCAAACGCTCGCGAACGGGCAAACGCAGAAAAACGAGGAGTCGCAAATAGGGCAGATTCGTTACTTCGGAACGGCCGACAAGATCGAGGTGATGCCGTCGCGGCCTAGTGCTGCGTTCGAAGGATTCGTGCAGCACCTGATGCACGAGATCGCAATTGGCGTCGGCATTCCCGAGGGCGTTCTGTTCGGTACGCAGAACTACAAGGGGCCGAGCGTGCGTGCAGACTTTGCCGCGGCCGACCGCGTGTTTACGCGCCATCAGGGGATCTTGCAGGACAAGGTGCTCGATCCGATCAAGAACCAAGTCATCATCGACGCGATTGCGCGTGACCTAATTCCGGCTCCTCCGCGCCGCGATGGCGAGACGGTGGTGCAGGCGATGAAGCGTGCGACGCGTGGTGAGTGGCGATTCCCGGCTAAGCTCACGATTGACATCGGGCGCGAGTCCGCGGCTAACCTGAACGAGAACCGGCAGGGCGCGAAGTCGTTGCAGGAGATCGCAGCCGAGGAGGGCACCGATGCTTTCGGGCGCTTGGAGCAGATCGCGATTGAGGCATCGTTTGTGTCCGAACTGGCGCAGCGCTACAACGTGCCCGAAACCTCAATTCGCATGGTTACCCAGCAGCTGCCGGCGAATCCGGCGATGGCTGCCGCTCTTGGTGATAACGTCACGCAGACGGCAATTGATGCCGTCAATGCTACGCAGAAGCAGCCGGCACAAGATGCGCCGCCTCCGAATGATGCCGAGCTATCCGACAACCGCATCGTTATCGACTTTGCCGAGGATGGTTACGTTCCGAACGATTCAATGGTCGCCAACGCGAAACGCGCGCTGGAAGTCCGCGAGTCTAAGCCGGCCAGCCAGCGTGGCATGACCTCGGTGGGCATCGCTCGCGCGCGAGACATCATTAACAAGCGTGCGCTCTCCGAGGACACGGTGCGCCGCATGAAGGCGTACTTTGACCGCCACGAAGTCGACAAGAAGGGCGCGACCTGGGACCAGCAGGGGAAGGGGTGGCAGGCTTGGAACGGCTGGGGCGGTGACGCCGGCCAGACGTGGGCCAACGCTATCGTCGAGCGACTGAACAAGCGGCAAGCATCTAATGCGCAGAATAAGATTGAGTTTTCTTCGGAAGTAGAAGCCGACTTTGCCGCGCGAAAGATGCCATCAAACGATTGGCTCGGTTCAATCGCAGCCTATCGTCGCGAACTAGAACAAAGGAAAAAGGAATTTGTTCTGCCTTCTCCTGCTGGCACAGAATCAGGTGAAGACTTTTTGAAACGGTGCATGGGTGATGCGATGATGGTTGGAGAGTTTCCCGATGAGTCCCAGCGGTATGCCGTTTGTCAGCGTCAACTTAATCCGAACGCCTAAACATGGACACGCAAAAGCAGATCGACCATCTCATCGAGCTGGCAATCGAACAGCGCGGCGAGATTGCGCGCATTTTAAAGGAACTTCCGGAGATCCGGAAGCAGTTGCGTGACGAAGTTGTAATTGCGCTTGAAGACGTAGAACCGCAGCTGCGCGAGGAGTTGGCGCAAATTTCAAATCAGGTTGTCGCCAACGAGGTCAATGCGTTGGAGTCTAAAATCTCAGCGCGCGTATCGGATCTGTTGGCGCGTCTTGAGTTGTCGGCTGGCGCCAAGTATTCTGCGCTGATGGCAGAGCGCGAGAAGAATGCGCAGCTGCTGGAGGTTGCGGAGCAGCGAATCCTTTTGGCTACCGCTGAACTGCCGGAGACGGTCACGCGGATTCTCGATGAGCAGATCAAAGCGCGCGAGGAGTTTGCTGCGCCGCGGACGCTCACGCCGCTCGGCAAGTGGAAGGCCGGCGAATATGAGACGCTCGATGTCGTTTCGATTAACGGTGATTCCTACATTGCGAACCGTGCGACGCGGGAGAAGCCGAGCCGGTCAGCAAAGGACTGGACGCTCCTGGCTGCACGCGGTGCTGGCGGCGGTGGTTCGAATATTAACTCGCTGACGGATCTGACGGGCACGCCGGCGGCTGGTCAGTTGCTCATCGGTAACGGCGGAGATTTCCAGCTGAACACGTTGACGGCTGGATCGAACGTCACGATTACGAACACGCCTGGCGGCATCGAGATTGCTGCGTCTGGCGGCGGAGGCGGCGCCGGTACGGTGACCAGCGTTGCGGCGACGGGCGATGGCGCAGTCTCGGTCAGCGGCAGTCCAATCACGACCAGCGGCACCTTTGCGATCTCGCTCGCAAGCACGGCGGTTACGGCTGGCAGCTATGGCGCGGCGGATAAGGTCGGCACGTTTACGGTCGACAGCCAAGGTCGCCTTACTGCTGCGGTAGATGCGACGATCAGCATTTCGACGAGTCAGGTCACGGGACTCGGCAGCGCTGCCTTGCAGTCCACGACTTTCTTTGCGCCTGCGACCACAGGAAGCGACATCCTGAGCGGAAACGGCTCGGGCGGCTTTGCCTCTGTCACCGTTGGAACTGGTCTGACGTACACGGGCGGCACGTTGTCGGCTACAGGTGGCGGCGGATCAGGAACCGTGACAAGCGTTGCTGTAACCAGCGACGGCGATGTGACGTCTTCAGGCGGGCCGATCACGGCGAGCGGTACGTTTACGCTTGGACTGTCCAGCACGTCAGTCACGGCAGGCAGCTACGGTGCGGCTGGTTCTGTCGGGACGTTCACCGTAGACGCAAAGGGTCGTCTGACTGCGGCGGCTGATACGGCAATTGCGATCACGGCTGGTCAAGTGTCGGGACTTGGCAGCGCTGCGTTTGAGTCGACCACTTACTTTGCTCCTGCTACGACCGGAACGCTCATTCTCGCCGGCAATGGCAGCGGCGGCTTTTCGACTGTCACGGTCGGATCTGGCCTGACCTACAACGCAGGCACGCTCGAAAGCACGGCAGGCGGTGGCAGCGTGACAAGCGTTGCTCTGACCGCAGGCACGGGCATCTCGATCAGCGGTGGACCGATTACGACCAGCGGCACGATTGAGGTGACCAACACGGCACCGGATCAGGTGGTTGCTCTGACTCAAGGCGGCACGACGACGATCACCGGAACCTATCCGAATTTCACAATCTCCTCGGCTGACCAGTTCACGGGTACGGTGACCAGCGTCACTGCGCAGGGAAGCGCTGACATCTCGGTCACTGGTGGACCGATCACGACCAGCGGCACGCTGTACTTCTCACTCAGCGACACGAGCGTAACTGCTGGAAGCTATGGCACGGCTGGCAGCGTCGCATCCTTCACGGTAGACGCGAAGGGGCGTTTAACCGCTGCTGCAAACGTCCCGATCTCAATCACGGCTGGTCAAGTAACGGGCGGATTCGTTACCTCAATTTTTGGCGAACAAGGAGTCGTCACGTCGCTGGATTACGTCGATTTTGATACCGCTGCCACGGTCACGCCAACTCCTGGGCGCATCTACTGGAACGACTCGGACGGCGCTGGCACGATGTCCATCGCGCTGAAGGGCGGCAACGTTCAGATCAACGTCGGGCAAACTGATTATTACCGAGTAAAAGCGACGACGGCAATCACGGCTGGGAATGTCATCGCTTTCGACGGAGTGGTTGGAGTAAGCGGTCAGATCGAAGGACGACCCGCGACGGGACTTCAGCCGAGTCAAGGCAACTACATCCTCGGTGTTGCTGCGGAAACTGGCACCACTAATGACTGGATTTCAGTCATCGCGTTTGGTTTTGTTCGCGGGATCAATACGACGGGAGGCGGCGAAAGCTGGGTCGCTGGAGACGTGCTGTATTTCAACCCAGCGGTTGCCGGCGGGCTGACGAAGACGATCCCGACAGCGCCTAATCCTCGCGTTGAGGTTGCAGCAGTTGTCGTGGCAGACGCCGTAAACGGCGAACTGCTTGTTCGTGTGAATAGCGGCTCCTCGCTGGGTGAGACGGATAGCAACGTTCAAATCACAAGCCTAACGGGCAACGACTTTCTTGTTTACGACGCTGGCGACTCGCGCTGGGAAAACTACGCGCCATCGGCAGCGCGAACGGCGCTTGGACTAGGCTCGGCAGCGCTGGAGGCGACGAGCTACTTCGCACCGGCTACGAGTGGCACGGCGATTCTAGCTGGCAACGGCTCAGGCGGTTTCTCGCCGGTCACGGTCGGTACTGGTTTGTCCTACGTCGGCGGCACCTTGTCTGCGCTGAATGCAGGCGGCACAGTGACCAGCGTGACCGCGCAGGGCAGCGCTGACATCTCAGTCACTGGCGGTCCAATCACGACGAGTGGCACGCTGTACTTTTCGTTGAGCGACACCAGTGTCACCGCTGGGAACTACGGCACGGCTGACTCTGTTCCTTCGTTTACTGTCGACGCAAAAGGAAGACTTGTTTCTGTTGGAAACGTGCCGATTTCAATCACGGCTGGTCAGGTCAGCGACCTACCCTCTGGCGGCACCTCGGACTTGTTTCTTTGGACATCTTGCTCTTAAACTTCTCCCCCATCATAAATCATGGCCTCTACACCTAACTTCGCGGCAACGGCGCTCGCGCCGGATGTCATTCAAATCTCAACGGCCAACACGAATCGCGATGGCACGGGCACAGTCGGAACCCTTGTCACCGGAACAACGGCTGGCACCGTGATTGAAAACATCACTATTAAAGCAACGGACACAACTACGGCGGGTTGCATTCGCTTCTTTATTTCAACCGACTCCGGAACCAGCAAGCGGCTAATTGCTGAAATTGTAGTGAATGCCATTACACCTGGAGCTAGTGCTGCAACGTTTGTTTCCGAAGTTCCACAGCTTAGCGGTTTAGTGCTTGTTGGAACTTCTTCACTACTCTACGCCAGCACACACAACGCTGAGACGTTCAACGTAATTGCAGAAAAATCGGGTCTTTAATCATGGCTATCAATCGCGGTATTTTAGAACGTGTTGGAAATGAAAGTGCAGCTCAAATTGCTGCGCAAGTTTTCCCAATCAAATTTGCCGTTCGCGCTACCGGAAACATTACAGTGCCGAATAACGCCTATCGAGTGCGTGCAATAGCAGTTGGCGCAGGCGGAGGGGGAGGGGGTTCCAATTATAGAACCAGCGGCACACGTCGCAAGGGCGGCGGCGGCGGCGGCGGTGGTGGTTACGCAGAGGGCTGGTATAGTGTCACGCCTGGTTCTGTCATTCCAATCACAATTGGCAGTGAAGGAACTGCTGGAGCCGCTAGCACGGACACCACAACGCCAAACGCAACGGCGGGAGGCGCTGGTGGCACCACTTCGGTTGGATCTTTCGTTTCAGCTACTGGAGGCTCCGGCGGAGGCGTAAATAACGCAGATGACACAACGGCCGCAACTGGTGGGGCTGGCGGCGTTGGATCTGGTGGAATTTTCAACTTTACCGGAGGCACTGGAGGGACGGGTTTAGCAAGTACATCAGCAGATGCAAATGGAGGCGGTGGCGCATCATCTGCATCTCCTCAAGGTAATGGTTTTGATGGTGGAACACCGGTTGGCACTAATGGTGGCGGCGGTGGCGGTATTGGCGGAGCGGGTGCATCTGCTAATGGTGGCGGATCATGGGGACCAGCAGGACAGACTAACGGAGGAATGGGGTCTGCTGGAGAACAAACTACTTCTAATTCGCCCGGTCTTATTGGAAGTGGATTTACTGAGTTGCTGTATACTCTCCCGCTGCACGGTGGTGGAGCGCGAGGCGGAGCAAATGGTCAAAGTGGCGGTGGGGGGGGAACTTCGGGAAGAGGTGGCGATTTCGGAGGCGGCGGCGGCGGAAGCGCCGACTCGGCAGCAGGAGCACCCGGAGACACTAGCCGCTGTTGTGGAGGCGGTGGTGGTGGGGCTGGTAATGCAAGCAGAACTGGTGCCGGTGGCGCTGGCGGTCCCGGCATTGCGATTCTTGAGTTCTACCAATGAGCACTTACGCTCGCATCTTAAACGGCGTAGTCTTGGACGTTGTGGGTTTTGATCCGCGCGGCCGATTCCACGCCGACATTGCAAATCAGTATGAGCCGGTTCCAGAGGGAACGCGATCCAACGCCGTCTTGATAAATGGAATTTGGGTCAATCCGCGTTTGCCTGAACCGCCGACAAAGGAACAGATTCAGGCACAGCAGGCGGCAGAACAAGAGGAGATCAAGAGACAGACTGCTCATTCGATCCGTAGCGAACGGAATGCAAAGCTGACTGAGACAGACTGGACTCAGGTCGATGACACGCCGCTAGACAACGTGGCAAAGAGCGCTTGGGCAAACTACCGACAAGCACTGCGCGATGTACCGGATCAAGCCGGATTCCCCTTCGATGTTAATTGGCCCAGCGCTCCCGTTTAACGTCTGAGCCTTTTTTGATGAGTTGGTTCACGGAACTGCTTTTTAACGCTGGCAGCGGCGGTCTGTTCGGCATGGTCGGCAGCCTCGCGACGACCTGGATGCGACTGCGCGAGAAGAAGCTGGATAATCAGTTCCAGCTGGACCTGATGGACAAGCAGTTTGCCAGCGCCGAGGCAGTCGCTGCGTGGCAGGCATTCAGCGCATCGCAGACCGCCAGCGCCGCGGATATGACCGAAAAGGTCGCTCCCTGGGCGGCTAACGTGCGCGCGGTCACCCGTCCGGCTCTTACCGCCTTTCTGGTCGTTGGTGCGTTCTTCGCTGTTCTGCTCATCAACGACGAGGCCGTGAAGGCCAATGCGCTACAGTCTTTTCAGATGCTCGCCGGCACCTCGGTCGCGTGGTGGTTCGGTTCGCGCATGACGACTCAACTTCACCAGCCAAAGAAATGAACGATCACGCCGGAGCTAAACTGTTCTTCGCCAATGCCGGCGCATGGATCGGAACTATCATCAGCCTGCAAAACATACAGGTGGTCATCGCCATTTTGTCTGGTGTCGCCTCCATCGGCGTCTCTGTTCTGTCGATGATCTGGCTACACAAGAAGGTCAACGGCCTGGATAAGAAGGACAACGACGGTCTGTGATTTTACGCTTGCGGTAATTGTGATGACCGAAGCGTTCCCCTGCTACTTTGCCCGTGGCTTTGTCGGGCAGATCGACGAATCGACCGGAGTCATTCACGACGTTGCCGTCATCACCGAAGGCCGAGCACTAGGCCACGGTGTAAATATCGACGCCACGACGATTGAGCAGGTCAAGGCGCAGGCCGAAACCTACTCCGGAGGCCTCAAGGTCAAGATGGACCACGGCGGCGGTGCTGCCGACATCGTCGGCTATCTGACCGACTTCCGCATCGCCGGCAACAAGCTGATCGCGAACTTCCACGTTCTGCAAAACACGCCGCACCGCGCGTACATCTTTGAGATTGCCGAGAAGATTCCGGACACGTTCGGGATGTCCATCGCCTTCAGCGGTCCGACCGAACTTGCAAACGACAAGAAAACGGTCCTGCAACGCTGCTCGGAAATCTACTCTTGCGATCTGGTCAGCGAACCCGCGGCAAATGCCGACGGGCTGTTTTCGATGAAACCCGAAGAACTTTCCCCTATGAACGACGAAGACAAGAAAGCCATCGCCGGCATGATTGAGTCGGCCATGATGGGCCTGGGTGAGCGTCTCTCCAAGCTGGAGTCGATGCTGCCGAAGCCCGAGGACAAGGAGGTCGCTATGGCCTCCCGTAACGACGAGATCAAGCTGGCCGCCGAGGCTGCTGGTCTCGCCGCCGTCAAGGAGTTCGCCAAGTCCTTTGGCGCTCCGGTAACCAAGGCCATCGCCTCCGAGGCTCCCGCTGCTCCTGCTCCTGCCGCTGCGCAGAAGTTCGAAGAGCTGGTTGCTGCCAAGGCGACGGAACTCAAGAGCAAGAGCGCAGCCATCGCGTTCTGCGTGCAGAATCATAAGAACGAGTACGCTGCCTACCGCACCCGCGTGCAGGGTGGCGAAATCGTGAAACTCTAATTAACTCACCATGAGCACCCAATACTTCGGCACGGGATCTTTCCTTGCCAATGCTACGATCACCGCCTTCCGCGCGGTGGTTATCTCCACCAACGGTTCTGTCGGTCTCGCTGCTTCTACCGGCAGCGTGGACGGCATCGCGCAGATCGATGCTGCTTCCGGCGACTACGTCACCGTGAAGTTCCTGAACAACGGCGGCACCCAGAAGGGTACGCTGGTCACTGGTCCCGTAACGATTAATGACACGCTATATCTGGCTGCGTCTGGGCAAATCAGCCCCACCGGGACCGTAACCGTCGGCAAGTCGCTCACGACTGCCGGCACCGATGGCTCGATCATCGAGTTCATCGCCAAGAACATCTAATAGCACCTACCATGTATACGAACGCTGCTGCAATTTTCCGTGGCGATCTCGCCGGTGTTGTCGAACAGGCCAAGGACTGGGAGTCCAACCTGATCGGTACCCGCGTGATGCCGATTCTCAATGTTCCCGTTCGCGCCGGCCAGTATCCTTCCTTCAAGTTGAAGGAGGGCCAGCTGCTCAAGAGCGACGTGAAGAACCGTTCGCCGTATGCGACCTACGCTCGCGGCACGCGCGCCTTCACGCAGGAGACGTACACCGCGCTGGAGTACGGCTACGAAGAGGCCGTAGACGATACGCTGGCCTTGGACGTGTCGCGCTACTTCGACGCCGAAACCATCGCGACCAAGCTGTGCCTCCGCAAGCTCCTGCTCGCGCATGAACTTCGCGTTTCTAGCACGATCTTCAATGCGTCGACGTTCACCTCGACGAACTCTGGCACCGCGTACACGACCGCGAATCTCGCGACGTTCGACGTGGGTCTCGATGTCGAGGCCGCGATTGACCGCCTGCTGGCCCTGGGCGAAAGCCGCGACAACCTCCGCGTTGTCATGAGCAACCCGGTCTACACGCGCATCAAGGCGTCCACGAAGTTCCAGAACCGCCTCCGCGGTACGGGCCTCTCGACGGACACCATCCTCAACGCTTCGCAGCAGGCTGCTGCCGAGGTCTTCGGCGTTTCCGAGGTTCTGATTGGTCGCGCGAGCTACGATGCCGCCAAGGAAGGCCTGGCGTTCTCGTCCGCGCAGGCGTGGTCGAATGACTACATCTGGGTGGGTTCCGTGACCGATGCCTCCTCCGGCTATTTTGGAGGTGGCGCTGCGTTCACGTTGAACTGGCAGGAGTACGGCAGCCCGACCGGCGTGTTCTCGTACCGTGACGAGGCCATCAAGAGCAACATTGTGCGCGCGTCGCACTACGTTGCCGAGAAGGTCGTCAACACCAACGCTGCGCAATTGATCGGCACTCAGTATTCCTGAGTTTTAGTTTGCGTAATACTAAGCCGTCATCCTTCATTGGGTGGCGGCTTTTTTATGCACCCTTGGTACGGTCTAAAATTTAACCAGCGCAAACTTCTCACTCATGAGATGCGCTTGTGGTTAAGCAAAAATGAGGGCAAACGCTTAGAGCACGGATTTGTTCGCGAAGACGGAAAAGTTTTTTGTGGTTATGGAGTCGGCTACAAGAACGGAGAGCATTGGGCTAGTCGTGAAGTCTTTGAAAAGCGGCTTCAGGCCTGCCGGTTAAATCAGCGCAAGCTCAGAAAAGATCCAATTTACCGGGCTAAATTCAACGAATACGCTAGGGCTAGGTACTTGAAACGCTCTGATATTAGAGAAAAAAACAAAAAGCGTTCTCAGATATGGGATAAACAATTTCCCGAAAAGCGAAGTCTTCGTGCTTCTAAACGCAGAGCACTTATCAAGAAAGTTTGCCATTGCGATCATGAGCCAAACATTGAACTGGAGATGCGGAGGCTTGCAGATCAGTTAACCAAGAAAACGGGAATAAGGCATCACATCGATCACATAATCCCAATTGCTCATGGAGGGATGCACCATCATCAAAACCTTCAGATTCTTCCTGAGCCAGTTAACCTTCAAAAGAGTTCAAATCCATTTTGGACTTCTGAGATATATTTAGACTTCCGTTCAGTTCCGAGAACGCTGTGGCCTGAGCAACTGGCCCAATTTTTGTCAGCTATCGCGAAGTGCTAAGATTTGCTAGGGGTCGTTGTGTTCACGCCCCACCTGGCTTCGGCTGGGTGGGGTTTTCTTTGCCCCACCAATGATCGCATCATTGGCTCGACACCGTTCAGCATAGGCTGGGCGGTGTTTCTTTTTTGACGTTCTCAACCATGCCATGCGCATTTCGCTCTGTGTCATCTGCGGGAACGAACAGCACCACATCGGCCGGATGCTGGACTCATTCGCTCCGGCCTTCGACGAACTGTCTCTAGTCCGAGCCATCGGCTCGCGGAAACCCGACGCTACGCTGTCCATTGCTCGCGATTGGTGCGAGAACAACGGAAAACGGTTCATCTTTTCCGAGCATCAGAACCAGTACGGCGCCGAGAAGTGGGAGCACGTCGACAGCTTCGGCGAGGCGCGCAACGATTCATTCCGGCAGGGCACGGGAGACTGGCTGATCTGGGCCGACTGTGACGACATCATGGACGGTGCCGATCGTCTGCGCGAAACTCTGGCCGGCGTCGCCACAGAAGTGGCAATGGTTCGCTTCCTCTACGATGTCCGCGGTACGAATAAGAAGCTCTACCGTGAACGAGCCATGCGCCGCGCGAGTTTTCATGCCGGCCGTAAGTGGCACCACGATGTCCACGAGAACCTTCTGCTGCTCGCCGGCGACAAGCACATGGACTTAAACGATCCGGTCTGGGTCCACGCACCGCTTGAGGTCAAGCGAGAGAACCGCACGCGCAATCTGCGAATCCTGCGCAACTCGGTTCGCGACACGGCCGCGCAGTATTTCTATCTGCACCAAGAGCACTACTGCTCGGGCAACTACAAGGCCGCGGAGGAGTTCGCGAAGATTGCGATCTCGATGCCGAACTTGATGGACTCGTTTAAGTACGAGGCGCTTCTGAACTTGGCACGGTGCTGCGGCAATCACCGCGACGCCATCCGCTACTGCCTAGAGGCGCACGGCGTGTTTCCCTGGTGTCGCGAGGCGCTGACCTCGCTGGTGCTGCTCTACTTCGAGAAGCAGGACAAGGAACGCGCCTTTTACTGGGCTGAGCAGGCACTGCTCCGGCCGGAACCGCCAGGCGAGATCCGGCCGTGGACGCACGAGGCCAAGCATTACGGCTGGTATGGCATTGATCTGGCCGCGCGTGCAGCGCGATACGCCGGCAAGATGGAGCGTGCGGCTGAGTTGCAGTCCATGTTTCACAATCAGTCGCGGCCGACGATCTCACTGATCCATGCGACCCGCGGTCGATCCAGCAAGGCAGTCGCGTGCCGTGAGGCGTTCCTGCAGAGCGCATTCAATCCGGCCAACGTGGAGCACATCTTCTGCGTCGACCTCGACGATCAAGTCTCAATGGAGATGTCGCAGCAATTTGAGCACGTCGTTTCCGATCAGCGCAGTTGCGTTGCGGCCTGGAACAAGGGAGCGCGCAAGGCGTCTGGCGATCTCATCATTCAGCTATCCGATGATTGGCTGCCTCCGCTGCACTGGGACTTGCGACTGTTGGAGCTAGTAGCCAGCCGCGATCTGGCGAAGGAAGAAATCGTCATCGCGATCAACGACGGCGCGCGCAAGGACTCGCTGCTTTGCATGGCGATTATGTCGCGCGGCCGCTGGGAGAAGCAGGGCGATATGTTCTACGCTGGCTACGAGTCGGTCTTCTCGGATGACGAGTTTTCGCATCGAGCCTGGAAGGATGGCGTGGTCATCGACGCACGCGACAAGATCACCTTTGTCCACGCGCATCCGCAATTCGGTCATGGTCAATCAGATGCGACATACCAGCACAACAACCAGAGCGAGCGATACAAGCGAGGGCGGGCACTATTCAAGGGAAGGAATCCCGACGCTTTCGAGAAGGAGACGCCGTGAGAATACTTCGTGACGTAACTCTGATTGCAACAGACGGCGCCAATCCAGAACGGACCGCTCGCGTGATGCGACACTGCGAGCAGATGTTCGGCTTTGCGGCCTCGGTCCTGATCGACACGCCGCAGAACTATCAAGACGCCATGCGCTGCGAGATCGAAGGATTGGCGCGCCACGTTCACACCTCGCACGCGCTGTTCGTCTCGCATGACGGCTGGATCATCAACCCTCAACTGTGGAATGATGACTGGTTGCAGTACGATATGATCGGCGCACCTTGGCCGGCAGCCTGGGGTACAAAGCACCGCGTTGGGAATACCGGATTCTGCCTGCGTTCAAAGCGCTTCCTTGAGGCCACGGCCGCAGCGATTCCGCTCTGGGCTGGTCAGAATGGCGACGTGTTCACCTGCCAAGTGCTCAACCGCCCGCTGACTGAACTGGGCATGAAGTACGCGCCAGTCGAGATTGCCGCCAAGTTTTCATGGGAGCACTACATCGAGGAGGGCGACTGCGGACCTGCCTGCTCTTTCGGGTTCCATGGCTGGGTCGCCGGCAAGACGGCCGACCAGTACAACCGCCTGCTGCCATGAAGACCATTGTCTTAGTCTACCACGAGCGGCTGGGCGATATCCTCCGTTGCTTGCCAATAGCGAGGCACTTTGCGTCGGCGGGATACGACGTAGCCATCGAGTGCCTGCCTCAGTATTACGGCGTTTTTGAGGCCGTCAGCTACGCGCGGCCGACATCGCCTGGGCGTGACCTAAAGGCACGGCGCATCGACCTGCAGATCTGGCCGGATAAGTACGTTGCTTTCCGCGCTAGTGGCAAGTCGTGGGAAGACTTCGTGTACGGGCTGCTGCCGGAGTGCGACGGCCTAGACCGTTCAATCGTCTTTGATCGAGTGCCGACGATGTCAGCCGTCGAGGACCATCTGTACGGTCCACAGACCGCCATCGTTTCCCCTTTCGGCTACAGCCAAACGGTCAAGATGTCGCCGGCACTCATCTGCCAGCACGCCTTCCAAACCTTCGGCGCACCGATGCGCATTCTGGCCGATGAGCGGCAGGCCGAGGCCTGCATCGCTGCCGGCTGGTCTGAGTCGTTGTTCCTCACGGCACGGTCCATTCCTGACCTGATCCGGATGTTGCGTGACGCTCGCCAGGTGATGACCGTTAACTCAGCACCTGCCATCATTTGCAATGCCGTGCGGTCGTCCTATTGGCACATTCCGTCCGGCACGCCGCAGGATGATACGATCACCGCCAAGTCCAAGGTTGTGACATTTGCCCCTTTAGTATGACCGTCCGAGACTTTGACCCGACGCGCCTGGAGGCGGACTTTTCGGCCATTCAAGATCAGGCTGGCATCACGTTCAGCATCTTCAACACGGTTATCACCGGCGTTTGGGCTAATTCGCGCAACGTCTTTCAATCATTTGAAGATCAGCGCCGAGACGAGGGGCGCTTCACGGTATTTTTCCTAGCGTCGCAGGTCGTGACTGCTCCGCAGCTGACCACGACTGTCGTGCGCGCGGGCGTGACGTACTTCGTCGAGAACATGGAGTTCGACGCCGAGGGCACTGGAGTTCAGATTGAGGTCAAGAAGTCGATATGATTGAGATTGAGGCACGCACCAAGGATCTAGAGATGGCGCTAGCGCGATTGGCTAGCGCGGCACGGGTGGACTATGGGCAGGTGGTGAAGCAGGAAGCGCAGTACTTGTTGCAAACTCTGCTTAAATTTACGCCGCCAAAGAGCAGGCCGCAGGGCAACGCCGCAGTTGCGCGCGACATGAATAACCTGACAACGCCTTTTGCGCATCGTTATTTCCAAGAGCGTCAGACTGAGGGCGGGTTCTATAAGTCAATTGCCAGATACGTCCGCACTCGCGAAAGCGGCAAACTCCAAGCGTTGTTCAATAATGCAAACTTGAAGGGATTCTACGGGCTGCAACTGCTGACCACAAAGCAAGAAATTCTGAACATCCATAAGCAGAGACGGAACAATCGAGGTCGCGTTGAAAGCGGGAAAAAGCAGTACGCATCATACATCGCCGACGCAAAGGCCGTGCGTAAGGAAATACAATCTCGCGTAGGCTGGACGCTCTCCGGCTGGGTTCCTGCGGCCAAGGCTACGGGAGCACGTTACCTGAAGTTCTCGGACCGCTTCGGCGCAAAGAGCGGCACGCAGTCTTCAAACTTCAACACGCCCAATCCGTTTATCATCGGGCGAAACTTCAACGTGAAGATCCCGAACTATCAGAGCAAGGTCACGAGCGCCTTACGGTCACGCACTGGAACCACCGTAAAAAAACTGGAGCGCGTGCTTGCCGGCCGAGCGGTTAACCTCGGCTTTATTCGTGTGCAAGGCAATGGCGCTGTTCCAGCCGCAACGCCGCCGACTCCCACCGCATGAGTACCAGAACACAAATTCGAAACGCCATCGGCGCTAAGCTAACCGCCGGCGGTGCAGTCGTGCCGACCGCTAACCTGTTGCGAGGTCGGAATAACACTCTTACCTCAATGTCGTTTCCGGCCGCAGCAGTCTATGCCGTCGACGAACAGATTGAGGTTCGGTCGCTAGCGCCAAGCAATCGCGTGCAGTACCGCCAGCTTACCGTGAATGTGGACTACTTCACGGCACAGACTGGCGTGACGTACATCGACGACCTATTCGACAGCGGCTCGGCTGCGGTTGAGGCCGCGGTTTTGGAGGATGTCACGCTAGGGGGCGTATGCGATGACCTTCATCTGACAAACGTACAATATGTGACGGAGGACGATGAGGACAAGCGCTGGGGCGTCGCGCGTCATACCTTCAACTGCATTTATCTAACCACTGACTAATATGGCAAACCACCTGGGCCGCGAAGGCACCGTTCGAATCAGCAGCACCACCATTGGCGAATTGCGGAACTACTCGTTGGCGCATTCGTCGGATGTCGTCGAAGACTCCATCATCGGAGACACCTACCGCACTCGTAAGGCAACGCTCCGCACTTGGTCTGTTTCGGGCGATCTTTACTGGGACGAAGTCGACGCTGGACAGATTGCCTTGACCGTTGGTTCATCTGTTACGGTCAACCTCTATCCGGAAGGCACTGCTTTGACGGCCACCTACTACACGGGCGGCGGCATCGTGACCAAGTTTGATATCAGTGCCGCGTTTGACGGGATGGTAGAATCTGCAATTTCCATCGAAGGGAACGGCGCTCTGAGCACCGTTACGGTCTAATGGATGCAATCGACCTAGTACGCGAACACTTCGCCGCGCTCGGCACCCGCTCAATTGAGGTGCCAGAGTGGAAGCTGACGATCTACGCAACGCCAGTCACGCTGGCCGAGAAGAATCGCCTTTACCGCAAGGCCAAGGACAACGACATGGAGCTACTAGTCGATGTTCTAATCTTAAAGGCAGCAGACAAGGACGGCAACAAGCTGTTCAACGCTGACCACAAGATGACCTTGCTGCACAAGGCCGACTCGAATCTCATTGCGCGTGTCGCCAACTTCATTCTGTCGGAGGCTGCGCCGCCAGTTGAAGAACTAAAAAACTGATCCACGGTGGCGAGGGTGCCGACCTCCTCGCCATCTACGCACTAGCGGAAAAGCTCGGCAAGTTTGCGCATGAGGTCATGGCGATGCCGGCTCAGGAATTGACTGGTTGGCTCGCCTATTTTCACCATCAGCAGCAAGTGACCAAAAAACATGGCTGAAGCCTCATTCATTATCCGCGCAGTTGACGCGACTCGACAAGCGTTTGGTAATATCCAAAACTCGCTTGCTCAGTTGAAGCAGTCGTCGTCGGCGGCGGCGGCTTTCATGAAGCGCGCTTTCGATCCCAAGGCGCTCGGTTTTGGCCTTGCCTCTGCCCTGGGCGTTTCGCTCACTGCTGCGATTGATAAAGCAGTCGACGCCATAGGAAAACTTATCACGCGATTTGAAGACGTTAAAAAGATCGTCAAAGAAACCGCAGAGGAAGTTAAAAAGATTTACGGCACGGCCGCTTTTGAGGCATTAACGCAGGAAGGCCAGCTCAAGTCTGCGATGCAAAAACGCATCGAGATGGAGCGTGAGATTGAGTCGCTTAGGAAGAAGACTGCGGTCGTCACAAAAGAAACAATGACGATGGATCGCACTGGTAGGGTGCGAACTGTCACCACGTTTGATAGTGCAGCTACTGTTGAAGAAGCCAATCGCCTAAAAGAACTAGATGTTGAATACGCAAAGCTAAATGTTCAGATCTCAAAACTAGATTCGCAGATCACGGGCGCTCGATTTGATAAACGCGCCGATGACTTCGGCAAAGCAGTCGGTAAAGTTACCGATGAATTTGAGCAGCTGATCGACGCTGTTCGTCGAACAAATGACGAGTCAGAGCAGGCAAGAATTTCGGCGGATCAAATGATGGTCGGGCTTGCTGAGCGTGAAAAGGATATGTTGGACCCGATGCGAGAGTACGCACGGCAGATTGATCTCGTCATCGGACTCAAGCACAAGCAGCTCCTGACAAGCGAAGAAGCAGAGCGTCGCATCAAGCAAATTGTAGAAGCGTCTGGCGAGTCTGGACGCAAGGCGATGGAGGACTATACCGCATCGTTCGAAGACTTTGAAAGGATGCGGGCGCTGGTTTCTGGTCGGCAAGCATCAGACGGCGAGCAGCTGAATGCGTTAAAGGCGAGAGAGACTGAGCTAGTGGCTAAACTCGCCGCCACTGGTGCTGGCGATCTGGAGAACCGAACCAAGCTGCAAAAGGAACTGGTCGCCGTTTACAAGGATATGTTGCCGCTGCTTGAGGAGCAGCGTCGCCTTGGCAACGAAGCCGGCGCGATGATTGCGATGGGCTTTGAAGATGCTATTTTTGCCGGCGAGAAGTTGTCCGATGTTTTGAAGAATCTTGCGTTGGATCTCATGCGGCTGATCTTCCGCAACGTCATTACTGCTCCGCTGGCCTCGTCCATTGGTAATTTCATCAACGCTGGCCTCGGCTTCTTGGCCGAAGGCGGACCCGCCAAGGCCGGCTCACCGTACATCGTCGGCGAAAAAGGGCCAGAGCTCTTCGTGCCTGGATCGAGCGGCACCGTGATTCCGAACGACCGCATGGGACAGATGGGCAGCGCGGCCGGCGGTCCGACGATCAACATCTCTTACAATATCCAGTCCGGCGTATCTCGGGCTGAGTTGCAGCCGATCCTTGATAATGAGCGCAAGCGTTTGATGGTGACCATTCCCGATCTCGTGCGCCGCGGTGGATCGTACCGGAACGCCTTTGCCTAAGCCATGGCTATTTCATACCCACTCACGCCGCCCTCGCCGTTCAAGGTGAGCAAGCTATCTCTGACCGGAGTCTCGGCTCGTTCACGCTCGGTTTCGCCATTCACGTTTCAGGTGCAGCAGTACAACTGGCCTGGGCAGGGTTGGCTTGGATCGGTCGAATGTCCGCCGATGGTGCGCTCGGACGCTGAGCAGATCATCGCGTTTCTGTTGGCTGCGCAGCGTGGCACGTTCTACTTCCGCGACTACAGCAACAGTGCGCCGCGAGGCAACGTAACAGGCACGCTGACGGTGGCGAGTGCCACGGCCAACGGAACGACGCTAGGCATCTCTGGCGCGACTGGCACCTTTGCCGTTGGAGACTGGCTGCAAATCTCAACGTCACTCTACAAGGTCATTCAGGTGAACTCATCGAGTTCTGTTGACGTGTTTCCTGTGCTGCGCGCTAGCTACTCAGGCGGCACGTCGATTGTGACCTCAAGTCCTAAAGGCGTCTTCCGTCTAGGCAACAATCAGACCGACTGGTCGATTGAATTGGCCGGCATTTACGGCGTGTCCTTTTCTATCGTCGAGGAGATTCCGCAATGAGCATCACCGCAGCAGGCAGGACCATGACGGCTGGTATGGTGGCCGAGGTCACCACGGCGCAACTGTCACCAATTCTCATGGTGGACATGGAGTTTTCGACACCTGTTTACCTGTGGACTGGATACGGAACGCTGACCTATGCAGGCAAAGGGTATCTTGGTCTGGGAGATCTCGGGAACGTCGCACCAATTGAGGAGACGACGGACTTGTCGGCGCGTGGAGTCACGTTCCAGCTTTCCGGAGTTCCGACTGCGTACATTTCTCTTGCACTCAACGAGGACTACCAAGGCCGCAACTGCTCGATCATGCTAGGTGCGCTGTCGACGACGGCCTCGCTGATCGCGTCACCTGTCACTGTGTTTGTCGGCAAGATGGACGTGATGGCTATCTCGGACGATGGCGAGCAAGCGCAGATTACGATGAGCGCTGAATCGCGACTGATCGACTTTCGCCGTGTGCGCGAGAGTCGCTACACCGACGAGGAACAGACTGCCATTGATGCGACCGACAAGGGTCTAGAATTCGTCACGGCGATTCAGGAAAAAACCATTTACTGGGGCAGCCCCAACCCGACGAATCCTGGTCTGTGGAACGGTGGCAACGACCCGCCTGAAATTGATCGCAATCCAGACCGCATTATATGAGCCGAGTCGACAACTGGCGCACGCTGCTCGCGCAGTTTATCGACGAACGCCGCAACCGCGCGTTTGAATGGGGGAGCCATGATTGCTGTCTGTTCGCTGCAGACTGGATCAAGACAGCAACGGGCTACGATCTTGCAGACGGCTTCCGCGGACGGTACAACTCGGCACTCGGTGCGCATCGCCTCACCGCCTCTCTTGGCGGCCTAGTGCCGTTCGTGAACCACTGTCTGAAAGAAGTTGCCCGGCCTGCCTCAGTGAGCGAGGCGACCGCCGGCGACCTGATCGTGCGGGATTCGGGCGACGGTGATTGTATCGGAATTGTTCTCGGTACGCAGTCCGCATTCGTAGCAAAGCACGGTCTGGAATTTTTGCCAACTGGCCTTCAAGCAGACGCTCGTTTCTGGAAACTTTAAGCCATGCCGAATCTGATTGTAAATGCCGCGTACTATCTCTGGCTTGGCCTACAGACGGCAGGCATCGCAATTTCGCAAACAGCAGCGATCTGGATCGTCAAGACTGTGGCAGTGGTGGGCGCTTCGATGGCGGCCTCAAAGCTGCTTACGCCGAAGATGCCGAGCATGGCCGATTCGCTCGGCTCTCGCGGTCAGATGGTGCGCTCACCAATCTCGGCGCGTCAGATCATTTACGGCCAGAGCAAGCTGTCTGGCACGGTCGTTTATCTTTCGGTTACTGGAACCAAGAATGAATACCTGCACATGGTCATTGCGGCTGCGGGCCATGAGGTAGAGGAGATTGGCGACGTATATTTCAACGAGGATCTGGTGCTGACTGGATCAGCTGATGGTAGCGCGACCGGAAAGTACGCTGGCTATGCGGACATTTACAAGAAGCTGGGCGCATCCGGACAGACTGCGTTCTCAACGCTAGTTACCGACACCGCGTCTCTGACCGATGGAAAGTGGACCAGCGATCACAAGCTGACCGGCATCGCGTGCGTTTACGTTCGGCTGAAGTGGAACACCGAGGTGTTCGTTGGTGGCATTCCCAACGTGTCCTTCATTATCAAGGGCAAGAAGGTCTACGATCCGCGCACAGCGACGACGGCATACTCTGCCAATCCTGCGCTGTGCTTGCGTGATTACCTCACGTCTTCGCTGGGCCTAGCGATGGCGAGTGCCGAAATCGACGATACCGCCTGCAACGTAGCAGCCAATGTCTGCGACGAGCAGGTGCAGATTCTGCCACTGTCTCCGGCTACCTACGAGAACCGCTACGAATCGCACGGCAGCATTACGACCAGCGAGGCACCGGATGCCGCGATTGCAAAGCTACTGTCCGCAATGGGCGGACTCCTTGCGTACTCATCCGGCAAGGTGGTGATGTACGCCGCGACGTATCAGATTCCGACAATCAGCTTAAACGAGAAGCACTTCGTCGGGCCGATGTCAGTGACTACTCGCACGAGTGCGCGAGATCGAGTCAACACGGTCAAGGGCGTTTACGTTTCGTCCGAGAACCAGTGGCAGCCGGCAGACTTTCCGGTTATCACGTCGACGACCTACGTCACCGAGGACAACGGAATCAAGTACACGCGCGACGTATCGCTGCCGTTTACGATCTCGCCGTCGTGCGCGCAGCGTCTCGCGGTTGTTGAACTACGGCGCGCACGCCAAGAGATCATCCTAACTGCTCGCTTCCGACTTGAAGCGATGCAGTTACGCGCCGGTGAAACCGTGATGATCTCCAACACGAAGCTCGGTTGGACGAACAAAGTTTTCGAAGTAATGGAGTGGACCTTCGTTGCGGATGGTCAACCGCCACAGCTGGCGGTCGACATGACTTTGCGCGAGATGGATTCGACGGTTTACAGCTACACCGTCTCGGACGAGATCGCAGTTACTGCGGCACCGAATACGACGTTACCCAATCCATTCATTGTTGCTGCTCCTACTTCATTGACGCTGGCAGCAGATGGAACGACTCAACAATATCAAGCAGACGGCACCGCACTTCCGCGGATCAAGGTCGCCTGGTCTGCGCCATCTGAGGAATTCGTACAGTCTGGCGGCTTCGTTGGAATAGATTACAAGGAGAGTGCTTCAACCACCTATTTAACTTGGGCGCGCGTGCCTGGAGATCAAACTCTTGAGTACATCACGAGTGATGTTCGCATTGGAACGCGCTACGATGTGCGCATCTACGGCGAGTCCTATTTCAAAGTTTCCTCAAGTTACGTCAGCGCCAGCATCACTGTTCAGCCCGATACAACCGCGCCCGATATTCCGACCAGTCTCACCGCCAACATTGGCAGCGGCAAGGCAGTCAGCCTAGATTGGGACGACGTAACCGCTCCAGACTTTTCCGAGTACGGAATCTACCGCAACACGACCGGCGTCACTCCGGCTAGTGCCACGTTCAACAAGATTGCCGAGGCGCGCAGTTCGCGGTTCTTCGATGCCGAGGTCAACGTCGGAACGACGTACTACTATTGGGTCAACGCTTATGACCGGCTGGAGAATGTGTCCGGCTTCTCTAACCGCGCGCAAGCCACGCCGCAGGCCATCACGTCTTCGCCTGACCTGACGCCGCCTAACACGCCGAGCGCTCCGACCTTCATCAGCGAGCGCGTCTATGAGTCCAGCGACGGCACGACGAGCGCAGCGATCTCGATCACTGTTCCTGGCCTTCCTACTGGCGGCATCGCGCTGGACATCTTGAGCCGCATCAGCGGAACCAGTGGCTACAAGACCGAGGGCCAAGTTGATTCTGCCACGGCCACGGCGTTTGAAGTCGACAACTTGGTGCCGGGAATCAGTTACGAGTTCGCGTGTCGTGCAGTGAACACGGCCGGCATCTTCTCCACAGTTTCGACCGCGTTAACTCGGACAGCACCGAGCGACACTATCGCGCCTAATGCACCAACCGGCCTCAATGCCGCGGTGGGTACGGGCCGAGCGGTCTCCCTCTCGTGGACGGCAGTCACGGCCAACGACATTTTTGAATACGGCGTGTACCGCAACACGACCGGAGTGACGCCGGGAACGACTGCCACGAACAAGATTGCCGAGGTCGGCGCTGACCGCTTTGTCGACACGACGGTCAACTTTGCAACGACGTACTATTACTGGGTCAATGCGATTGACGCGACCGAGAACTATTCGGCCTTCTCTTCCTCGGTTAACGCCACGCCGGTTGTCGTCACGTCTGGCTCGATTGACTCCACGGCGCCCTCAGATCCGACCGCGCTCACAAAGATCAGCGACACGATTTACCTCGCCAGTGATGGCGGCGCTCGCGTTCTCGTCACTGTGACCGTTGCTGCGCTGCCGTCCGGTGCTCGCATCCAGAATATCCTCTACCGGAAGCAGGGCGCTGCGACTGGTTACGAGATCGCCGGCCAGTTCGGAAACTCTGGCGCTATCTCCTCGGTACTCGATGACCTGACGCCTGGCGTCACCTACGACATCGCATCGCAGGCTTGGTCGTTTACAAACATTCCGAGCAACGTCGTCACGGCTGCGTTCTCGCCGTACACTGCCACGTCGTCTACGTCTGCTCCTGCCGCTCCTTCTGGAGGATCGCTTTCAAAGGATGGCGTCATTCCAGTTTACATCGCCAACACCAAGATCTTCTATTTCGGAACTCGCGCCAAGTGGTCGCCAAACACCGAGCGGGACTTTGCCTACTACGAGATCAAGGCGACGACGACCGATAGCGATTCAGCAACGGATTATGCATGGTTCAGCGGCAGTGGATCGCCTACTGTTTACCAGACGCGAGAGACCGAGTTTTTCCTGTATAACTCGCTGCTTCCGCCTGGGTATGTCCGCATTCGCGCAGTAAACCGCGCCGGCATTGCAAGCTCATGGGTCGCTCTTGGAAATGCTAACGGCTCCGCAGTCTACGGCACCGGCACGCTTTCAGCGCAGGACAGCGATGCCGTCGACGTAACTGGTGGCACCGTTGCCAGCGTAACCATGAACGCCGTCTCGATTACGGCGACAAAGGTCAAGGTGCCGATCAGTGTCTCACCGACAATCGAGCGACGAGGATTTGAAGCAAACGAGACCACCGCAGTTGACGTGTACGGCACCAACTTTCGCATTTTTGATGCGAGCACAGTGCAGCAGTTCCGCGTCGATAACGCCACGGGCGATCTTTACGTCCAGTCGTCTAAAGTAGTATCCACTCGCTACGCGACCACTCCAGCGACGCTCAACGAAGTCATCTCCGCACTCCAGCACCACGGCCTTGTTCCATAACCTATGGCACTGAAACTTTCCATCACCCTCCCCAACGGCGCGACTGGCGACTACCTCCGACTGACCAGCGTCGAATGGGACCGCAACCTCGGCAGCGCACTAGGTTACCTTGCACTGTATCTCAACGCTGCGCAGGCTGCCTCTGCTCCGGCCTATCCGCTTGGACTGGTCGCACAGCTGAACGTGCGTGACGATGTCTTCGCGCAGTACCTGAGCAACTCAGCGCTCAACGGTGCCAATGACCGATTGCTTGCTCAGATGTACGCCATCGCCAAGAACGAGCCGCGATGCGTCAAGGTTCTGAACGGCATCACGCTGCCTGACCTAGCGCAGGCTGAGGATGTCTAGAGGACGTCGCTTCGTGGTGGCAGCAGACAACCACGGCGACCAGTTCGACGAGGTGACGCAGCGTGCGCTGCTGGCCTTCATCAAGGACTTCCGGCCAGAGATCCGCATTCACGCTGGCGACTGCTGGGACTTCCGCAATCTTCGCAAGGGGGCGAGCGACGAGGAGAAGATGCACAGCTTGGAGGATGACTGGACGGCCGGCGTCGAGTGGATCCGCGCCTACTTCGACGGTGGTGCAGAGAACCACTTCCTCCGCGGAAATCACGACGAGCGACTCTATCGCTTGGCCGATAGTGCGAGCGGCCTTGCAGCAGACTACGCACGCGAGGGCGTGAAGCGCATCGCTCGCGTCATTCACGCAGCCAAGGGCAGGATGCTGCCTTACGATTCACGACTGGGCGTGCTGCGGCTAGGTCACCTCCGCGTCGTCCATGGCTACTTCGCCGGCCTCGGTGCTGCTCGCCGTCATGCTATAGCGTATGGCAACTGCCTGTTCGGCCACGTCCACGCGACCGACTCAGCACCAGTTGAAAGCATTGAAGGACCGGCCGAGGCGCGCGGCATTGGCTGCTGCTGCAAGATCGACATGAGCTACAACGCGCACATGGTTTCTAAGCTGCGCCACGACAACGCCTGGTGCTACGGTGTACTGTTCGACGACGGCACCTATCAACTGTTCCAAGCAAAAAAGATCGGAGGGTCATTCTATGCCGCGCAAGGAATCCACAAGTACTGACGACAAATGGGTCGGACTACTCAAGGAGGCGCTTTACAAGAACGAGCGGCGACCTGTGGGCGTCGGCTGGGTCACTGTTGTTGAACTGGCAGCAAAGTTAAAGATCGGCACGGATCGCGCCTACTCGCTTGTGAGTGAGATGGTCGCCAAGAAGAAAATTGAGAAGTTCGTCGGCGTAGTGAAGCTCGGCAAAAGAATGACGCGCCGCGTCTGGTACCGGCCGATCTGATGGACCGGCCGCCACAGTTTGCGCTCGGTGAACTGGTGCGGTCACGCATTGACCCGTCCTGCGGTTACGTCGTCGTCGGCCACGTCTATCGAGCCGCAACGATTGACTACCTCGTGGCTGATCCGTCCGGCTGCGAGGAGGTGCGCAGCGATCTTGAGCTAGAGTCTGGCGAGCGACAAAAGGATCCGTGCTCAGTTGATTAATTGCGTAAGTCGTTGATCTCTGGCTTGCTGCAATATTCGGATAAAATCCGAAAGAATCTGCTTGCGCTGCTAGCGTGAGTCTGTCTTTCTTTTGGTCATGAACCTCGCAACCATGACCGACTGGATCAATTCTGATCGCTCCATGATTCTTGTGAAGCCGCTCCGAGAAACGGCAAAAGCAATCGCCGTTGGATGCGGTCACTCTCGCCGTTTGGCTTGGCTTCCGAAGTCACAGTGCCAGTTCCTCAAGGACGACTTCTACCAAGTGGAACCGCAAGATATGTGGGCAGTTCCGACATGGCTTGCCGAACGCGCCGCAGCTGACCTTGGTACATTTTCCTGGCAGTTAAATTCTCGCTAAACCAATGCGCTCACTACTCATCACCGCGCTGCTGACCAGCGCAGTTCACGCAGCACCGCCCGAGTCGTTCTGGCGCGGGCTGCACGTCGTCGAGAGTGGCGGTCGCCGTACTGGCCTGATCCTCGGCGATCAAAACCGAAGCCGCGGACCGCTGCAGATTATGCGTGGCTATCATGCCGACTCGCGCGTGGCTGGTGCTTACGAACAGGTCGATGATCTTGCTTACAGCCGGAAGGTCGTCACCGCCTACCTGAAGCGCTACGCACCGAAAGCGTGGGCGGCTGGCGATGTCGACACTTTGGCGCGCGTGCATAATGGTGGCCCTAGAGGCCACTTGAAGCCGCAGACCAAAGCCTACGCCGAGCGCGTGCGGAGGGCCATGCAATGAGAGGCGGCACTCGTACTGGCGCAGGTCGCAAGCCATCGCCGGCTGGAGCTAAGGTCATGATTCCCTGGCGCATCGAGCCACGCCTAATCGAACGTATCCGGTGGGCGGCCGCAGTCCGCGGCATTCAGCCGGCAACCTTCCTTGAGCAGATTATCTCCCGCAATGCTCCCTCAGTCTAAAATTTCCCTCGTGATTACTACGAAGCAACTCAAGCAGCTGCAGGCCATGGCGGCCGAGCGGCAACTAAGCGTGTCCGATGTGGTCCGCGAGGCCATCAGGGACGCACTGGAGAAACGGTGAATGCTGCACTCATCTGCTCTGTCATTATCGGCGCGGTCAGTCTGGCCGCATCTGTTCACGTCCTCTTCCGCGCACGGCGAATCTATCGCGTGTATCGCTGGCGCAAGC